GGCCGACCGCCGATGGGTCGCCTACTATGACGACGCGGGGCTGTGGGTCGTGGGTCCCGGGCAGGAGCCTCGGCAGACGACGCCGAGCAGCCAGTTCCCGCTGTGGTCATGGTCGCCTTCGGGCGCGCGGCTCGCGATCCTCGAGGACCGGAGGTTGAGCGTCCTCGACGTCGCCTCCGGCAGCACGACCGAGCTCGGCAGGGTGACCGGCGACGTCACGTCCACGCCGGTGTGGTCGCCCGATGGGACGCGCCTCGTGTACGGGGCCCGCGGAGGAACGATCTCGTCCGCAGCGGGTGGGCCGAGATCGCCTGCGAGATGTCCTGAGACAGGCCTGTCATCGCAACCGCGACGCCGGCCGGGCTTGTCACCGTGATTGGCCACCCGAACCCGTCGAGATCTTCGACGATGGCCCTGGCGTCCAGAGCCGCCTGCTCGCGAAGTCCCATCGCCTACGCCGCGACCGGGGCCCGTAGAACGACGCCTCGGTCGATCAGAGCCCGCAGCTCTTCGGTCCCACCAACGAGCTCGGCCGTGACTTGAGCACCCGGACTGAGCTCCCCGATCCTGCTCCGCAGCCGCTTACGCGGAGCCACCTGGAAAGGAAATCGGAGCGGGCTCCCGTCGTACGGATTTACGTCCTCGTTCAGGTGGCGGAGCGTTTCCGCTTCCGCTCGTCGACGAATCTCCGCCTCGCGCCCAGACGAATCATCGCCCTGGCGCTCTCTCTCACCCTTGGACATAGCGTGCCTTTCGGTGTCTGGTTGGTCGGGTGCCCCAGGGACCCTCGCGAGCCCCCGGGGCTTCTTGAAGCGCTTCCGCGCCATCAGCATCAGGTCGTGATATCTAGGCAGGCGTGCCCGTCGATCGCGGTCGGAATGGTCAGCGGACGGCACCCCACGGTGATGACAAGGTTCTGAGCGTCCTGCGTGAAGTACCCGCCGATATGCAGGTCGATTCCAGCCGACGCGAACGACATTCTCGACGGAAGGAACGACGCGACCCGGGAGTCGCGCGCGGCTTCGAACATGGGGATCGCTCCCCAACTTAGATCGCGCGGGGCGCTGTCCGCCCACATGACGACCTTCTCGTTGTGCAGGAACCGAGTAATGGTCCCGGTCTGCGGGTGCTTGTAGGTCGCGTCGTACGCCCACAAACGGAACATGCGCGACCCGATCACCATGCGTCCCACCGGGCTTGCTCCTCCACCGGGAGGGGCGCCCTGCGGGTTGAGCTGACCGAAGTTCGCATTGATGAGGTTGAAGCGCTGCAGCACGGTTGCGTTCTTCAGGAACCGATGCAGAGCGGTCGCGCCGAACGCCAGGTCCGTCGCGTCGTAGCCGCACGCGGCCATGTTGTTCGCGAGCGTGTCGAGGTCCCCGAGCGGATCTCCGGTCGACCCGTCTGCCGCCCATGTCGTGCCGGTCGTGACGATCAGATCTCCGCTGCCGAGCGTTCCGGTCGCATCCTTGGGCTGGAAGTCCAGGGAGTAGACCGCTGACCCGGCGTCATCCGTTATGGCTAGCGTGCCGGTCTGCATGATCTGTGAGGCCATGAGTTCGATCGCGTCCCGGAACATGTCCTCCAGCTCTCGAATGGCACCGAAGGCCTCTCGGGTAGCGTTCGCGGCGAAGTCGGGATCCGTGTACGGGTCGACGCCCGGAGCGCGCTTGATCAGATCCGCCGCCGCTACGTTGGACTCGTACTTGTAGACCGCCGGCTTGAACTTCTTGTTCACCGTCTTGTCTCGGCTCATGTGCCGCGGACCAGACCGTAGATCCACGACGGGGATCGCTACGTTTCGACCCTGCCGCCTTACGTCGATCTCTACCTCTTCGGTCGAGTGGAAGTTCTCGGGCGGCGATCGAAACAGGCTCGAGAGGAACCTGGGGCGACCGATTTGCTGCTGATAGTACTTCATCAGCCGGATCGTGCTGGTGTCAGACATTTCGATATTTCTCCTGTCGGTGTCGGTGCGTCTTTGCTGAGCTGGAGGACGCACCGCCGCGGCCCAGCGCTATCCGCGCTGGTCAGGCTTGCGACCCTCGAGTGTTGATGGATGGACCCGGCGTGGCTACTGGTCAACAGCCGCCGGGTCCTGGTTCAGTGTGCGTGGGATCAGGTGGCTCCGTTGTCGAGAACCGACACGTCGGTGTTGAGCAACACCGTGATGCCGGTGCTGGCCAGCAGATCCATGACGGCGTCGGTCACGTTGGCTCCGGTTCCGTCGGCATCGATGATGAGTCGATCCTTGCGGACCACACCCTTGACGAGCGCGTCGGCCGCAACAGAACCGCCAGAGGTGACGGTGATCGGGTAGCAGAGGACCGCGCGCGGAACCTGTGCTCCGTTCGTCCCAGCGACCGCGTACGGGACAAGCGGCGTACCGGTCTGAGCGGCTACCGTGGCCGTCACGATGTCACCGGTCACGAAGTTTGTTTCGGATCCCGGGTCGACGACAACGATCGTCAGTCCGAGCTCCTCGAAGATCAGGTCGTCCGATGCTGCCGATGTCGTGCAGGTCGCGCGCTGGCCATCCGGCGCAGCACAGGTCCAGGTCCCAACGCCAGACGACAGCGTCCCGGCGGTGGCGACGTAGGCACCCGTCTGAAGCGTTCTTCCGGCAGCGGTGGATCCGGAGACAGTCCACACCCCGGTCCCGGTGATGACACACGCGATGGTGTCATTGATAAGCTTCCGGGCCAGAATGGTACCCTCCACCCAGGCGTCGGCCGCGCTGAACAGCAGCGTGTCCTGACGGTACTCCGCGTTCTTCAAAACGAGAGATCCGTAGTCGTTCGTGGTGATCGTGATGTTCGACATTTCGTTTTCCTTGCGTGTGCAGGGTTATGGTTTCGGTGGGGGTTGATCCGGGCCTCTCCAGCTCAGAGAACGACGACGGCCGTCCGCTTCTCCAGCCGGTCCGCCACCAGGTCCCCCAGGTCCTTCGTCGACTCGACGGGCTTGGCGCCATCGAGAGCTTTTCCGGCCTTGTCCGAGTCGGTCTGCTTGTCGTCCCGCTCGCGCTTGTTCGCCCCGGCCATCATGTATTCTGACTGAACCTCGGGGTCGAAGAAGTCCGCGCCGTCCTTGACGGCCTTGATCGCGATGTCCATCGCTCCGAACTTCACGCCGAGGTTGAGGTGCGCAGCGACGCGCTTACGCTCGTCGGTCACGCCCTGCTCGCGCCCCTTGGCGATGCCCTGCTTCTCTCCTGCTTCGACGGCTGCCGCGTACACCGCCGGGTGCTCGGCTTTCAATGTCTCGATGTCCATTTTCCTCTTCTCCTTTGAGAGGTTGTTTCCGCCACCATCGACGGTGGAATGTGTTTGGTACGCCATAGTGATAGCGCGCGTGTTCTCATCGAGCGCGCCTACGGGCGCTGCGCCAGCAGCGAAGGGGAGCTGGTGCGTGTGGACGTACTCACCTGGCGTCTGCTCCGTCTCCTCTGCTCGCACCGCGCGCAGCGCTCCCGGCGCCTTGTCGATCATGTTGCGCGCCTTCGCATCACGCGCTACGAACATCGACCCGCGTCCGAACTCAGTGTTCACGATCTTGGCCGTGACCTTCAGCTTGCTCGACTTCGAGCGGCCAGCAGCGATCGCGTCGACGAAGAGCTCATGGAGCGCGTCGAGGTACTGGCGGACGACCGCTTTTCCTTCCTCGGTCGTGACGTCTGGGCGCTTGTTGGGCGCCTCCGTGCTGGTGACCTCAATGATGTCGGAATCGTTGTAGAACGACGACACGATGCCGACGCTTCCGAACGAGGACGCTGGGCTGACGGCAACGATCTGCCCGGCTGCGGAAGCGATCGCGTAGGCCGCCGATGCGGCCTTCGATGCCCGAACTGTCATCGGCTTCGAGAACGACTCGATTGCGGCCAGGGTCTCGAACAAACCGTCGACCATTCCCCCGGGGCTGTCCACGAACCAAGCCACCCGTTTGATGTTCGGATCGGACTCCGCAAGCGACAGTGATGTGATGATCGACTCGTAGGTGGTATTGGCCTCGCCGAAGAACCAGCCGATCAGATCGAACCGAGGTGTCAAGATCCCTTCGACGCGGATCTCAGCCACGCCGTCCGCTATGCTCATGTTCCGAGGCCTGCCGTCAGCCGCGCGCGCAGCCTGCTCCTCTTGGTCCTGCGCCTTGCGGTGAGCCTCGCGCGCCTCGATGGCAGGCAGTCTACCGGCTGCCGCGGCCTGCCTGATCTCGCGGGCCTTCTGTTCCTCGAGCAGCCACATGCTCAGTTCCCTTTCGCTCGACTCACTGGACGCAGGTGCGCCCGGGTCTCCGGTTTCTCTTCTTCGTCGTCCACGTCGTCGTCGTCCGAGCCTTCGCTATCTGGCGCCTCCGGGACCGGCGCCGGCGGGTTGTCGAGGGCGGCCAGTGCCGCATTGGCGTCCGCCAGAGCAGCGTTTTCCCGCGCCAGTTGCGCGACGTTCTTGCTGAACTTCGAACCCGTCAGTTCTCGACTCGCCTGATCGCGCGTGAGGAATCCATTATCGCAGGCCTCACCGTATCCCCCGACCAGCTTCGAGAAGTCCACCGCGGGCTTGATCTGCCCAGCCCAGTCGTTCGCCGTCCAGGCTCCGAACAGGTCGTATTGCTCGGGAGTGCGCCGCGCTTCAAGGATCGATGATGCGTTCTCGACCTTTCGCGCCAGGCACTCGGCAAGCAACCACTCGAGGTAGCACGGTCGGCAGAACTGCTCCCCAAACTCCGTGCGTATTACGTTCAGGTAGAGCTTGAACTCGTTGATTGCGGCCTGGCTCGCGGAGTAGTTGTTCCGGAATCCGAGCGTCAAGATCTCGGGCGGAACGTTGTTCGCCCACGCGATCGCTTGGATGATCGCGGATTCGAAGTCCGCGAACTTTTCGTCGGTCCCGTTGGACTGAAACCCCTGGGGCTCCTCGCCCGCCTCGAGCTGGTCCAAGATCAAGCCCGGGGCGTACTCGCTGAAGTTGAAGGTCCGCTCGGCACCAGAAGCGTCTAGCGCGACGTCTGTACCGCGGCTGATGCCAGCGTTTCCCATCCAACTACGGCCTCCTGTGGTGCCCGGTTGCCTCTTGATGAACATAGCCAGCACCGCGTTCAGCGCGGCCTTGCGTTGCACCGCGTCCCGGTACCGATCGATCTCCTTCACGGATTGGAGGACCAGCGATAGGATCGGTTCTCCGCGTACGTCGTCGAGGCGCTTGTCGGTGCCGTACACGAGCCACGACAGCCGACGGCCGCTTTTTTCCCCCCATGCCGGGAGCCGCTTTGACTTGCCGTCTTGCTGCGTCACCCAGTAGGCCACCTGGCAGCCTTGCGGATCGAGCTCAACGCCGTGCAAGATTCTGTTCCCGCTTCTGGGAACGTCGAGCGGGGTTTGGATCGATGAAGCGTTGGTAAGCTGCAGCCTCGGGAGGCCCGTCCTCTGGTCCTGGCGCATCGTCACCAGCACGTCGCCTGCCACGAGTGCTTCCGCACGTGCTGCGGCCTGCAGTCCCCCGAAGCTCTGCCGCTCCCGGAAGTCGCACAGCAGCGGATCGGCTTCCCAGATGCGGAATCGGTTTTCTATCGTCTCAGACCAGTCGGCGAGCCCGTCGACCTGGTACCCTAGGATCGATTCCTCGGGTTTCGCCTCCAGGTGCAGGCCGGTGTTGATCTCGTTGGTCACCAGCCTGCGGATGAGCCCGCGGGCATAGAGGTTCGTCCGAAACAGCTCAGCCGACCTGGCGCGAAGCGTCCAGTAGTCGAGCACCAGCAGGTTGACCCCGCCTAGCCCCCCGGGATACTTCGAGCCGTGCCACCATCCGTATCGCGGAGACATGGGAGCCAATGGGTCCGCCGCCTCGATGCTGGGCGCAGTCGCGGGCCGAGCCCCCATCAGCCACCGGGCGAGCCGAGTGGCTGGGCTGAAAATCTGCTCTGTCATGTCACCAGCAGGGACGTCCGTAGGTCGGCGTCGCTCCGTTCACTTGTCGGTCCAACGCCTCGAGTTCGGCGTTGAGCTCGGCGAGCGTCTTTCTCATCTCGGTCAAGTTCGCTTTCGTGACGGTCTGGCGCGTTTGCCCCGTGTCGAGCGAGTACGTCTGCGCCCCGCTCGCGAGCGCCAGGATCGCTGCCTCATAGGCAACAATCGCGACTTGCTTTGCCGCGATGCGCGCCTCAAGCCACTCTGTCGTGATGACGGATGCCATCGATCAAGCCTGGAAGAAGAGTCTCTTGGTGGCCGCGTCGGAGTAGAACGCCGCCCAGTTGGTGAACTCGAAATCGAGCTCTTTGCTGTAGCCGGCGGCCACGATGTCGAGCGCGGCGTCGCTGTAGATCAGGCAGTCCCAGAGCTCATTGGCGGCGCCCGATGGACGGTGCCATTCCCAGCCGATCCGCTTCTTGGTGCTCGCCTCGATTCGCTCTCGCTTGACCTCGACCGTCAGCTCCTTGAGCTGTTTGTCGGTCGCGTCGACTGGAGCGTTGAAGAACGGAGTTGGCTGAGTCGAGATTCCGTCCCACTGCCGCCGTAGCGCCGCGCTCCACCGGTCCTTGTAGAAGTCGACGACGACGTGGTAGCCGCGCTGCCCGGGGACCGGAACGAACTCCGAAAACTCACGGGCAGTTGCCGACTTTGTGGGAGCCTCGCGGCCCTTGGTCGGGTACACATGATCATTTGGGTACTCGGCACAGAATCGGTAGACTTGCTCAGCGCGGTACCCGGAATCGATAAGCGCAATGATGATCCCATATCTCTTGCCATCGTCGGCTTCCCACGTCCGCTTCCCGAGCAGTTCCCGGAGCCTTCCCCAGGTCTCTGGGGTGTCGAGCTGCTCAGTATCTCCGTCGAGCCTCAGGTACTCCACGAGGAGCGCGCGACGGTCACGGCACCATCCGAAGACGGCCACCGACAGGTTGTCGGCGTGCACGTCGACCGCGCACGTCAAAAGCAAGACGCTGCCTCCGCAGTACTGCTCCGCCCACCGGTTCGGGATCTTGCCAAAGCTGTAGCAGGCCCGCTTGTGACTCGAGACCGAAGAAAATTTGACCCGTTCACCACGGAGTTCGAACGGCTCCCCGAGTACGTTGTTGTAGAAGACCTGCAGGCTCGCGTTGTCCCTCGGGTGGTTTTGCTCGACGTCCCATGCGTCAAGCCACTTGGCCACGCACGCTGCCCAGGACTGCATGCCGACGGGTGAGTACAGCGCGGACAGGTGGTAACTGCGAATGTACGGGTGCTGCGGGACAGCTGTTGGTCGCCATTCGGCACCGTGGTCTGGCGAGAGCAGGTGGGTCTTGTCCTCGTTGCGGTGAGGATGCCCGCATTCCTTGCAGAGGTACCGGACGGAGTCAGGGACGAGGCGCCCACCGTCCGTCTCCCACACGATACCCGTGACCTCGCCTGTTTCTGGGTGCGTTCGCTTGAACCTGAGTCGCTGCGGAGCGCCGCACTTCAGACACCGGACGAAGTAGTAGCGTTGGTCTCCAGCCAGGAACCGCGCCTCGATCTTGGACTGCCCCTTGACCAGGGGGGTCGATATGTCCAGGATCTTCCGAGTGAACTCGTAGGACGCTGTCCTGTCCATCGACAGTTTGATGGGGTCTCCATCCTTTCCTATGACATCTGGATAGCCGTCGATTTCGTCTCGGAACAGGAAGCGAATCGGGATCGATCGGAGCTTGTTCGCGTTCTGGGCGCCGAACGGGATGAGGTAGCCCCCGCCGACCCATTCGATCTTCTGGGTCGTCTTTCCGGTCTTGCGCGGGTTGCCTTCATCGCCACTGCGGATCAGATGCTCAAGCCCGGAATGCTGGAGCATGGGAATTATGTGCTGGTCGAGCCGCAGCTTTGCGAGCTCCGCGTCTGCCGTGAGCAGCATGACGGGCGCGTCACGCACGTGGTCGATGACATAGCCGAGGGCGTTTTCGAGTACGCCGGTCGTGAACCCGGTTTGTACACCCTTCATCGCCACGACCTCGCGGATCGGGCTGTCCACGCTCAGGCAGTCCACTATCTCACGCAGGAAAGGCGTCACCCTGTAGCTGAAATACCCAGGTTGAGGCGTAACGCTCGCGGGCAGCTGCCGGTTCTCCTCAGCCCATACGCTCGGTTTCCAGACGGGAACATCAGTGGTCAAGGACTCGAATTGCTCTGCCAGCCACGCTCGCTGAGCAGCCTGGTATCGACTTTTGCGAGGCTGTAGGGGAGCCGTCTGTTGCAGACGCTCGCGAGCGAGCTCGGCCAGTGAGGGGAGGTCAGTCATCTGCTAGGGCCTGCTGTTGTGAGGGGAGGTCAGTCATCTGCTAGGGCCTGCATCAGTCGCGGGAGGCACTTCTTGCAGAGCACGGACTCAGCAACATCGAGTAGCCGTCTGCGTTCTGCAGCTAGGTCAGTCTCGGTGGTAGACTGGTCCGAGTCGGGCCACCGACGCGCCGCGTAGGCCGTCGCTATCTTCGCGCGGGAGGTGGGCGTGGCGTCGGAGTCGGATATGGCGAGCAGCTGCGCCGCTGAGATCAGTCGTTGAATTTCCGCTTCGCACTCGAGTACCCCTCGGCGCCACCGCGCGAGCTCCGAGTCCGTGCCCAGGTCCGCGTCCTGAGAGGCCTGCTCCCATGCGCTCCGCAGTACGACGGCCGACAGACCACAGGCGTTGGCCGCTACCTCTCTTGGGACTCCAGACTCCAGCACCTCGAGGAACCGGGGTACCCACTGGTGATCACCCGGCAGGGTCACGACTCTTCCTGCTTCTGTCCAGCGGCCACGAGCTGATCGAATGAGACCCCGTACTTGCCTCCACGCAGGCTCTGTGGCTGCAACGGTCCGATGCGCTTCTCCCAGCGCCGGATATCCTCGGCGAGGCCCGGATAGTTCTTCGTGAGTGCCAACGCTTGCGCCCCGCACTGCCCCGGGCAGCACCAGCACGCCGTTCGCACGAACCCGCGGGAGTAGCCCTCCCAGAGAGGGACTCCGCTCTCCGTGATCACCTGCTCCAGCATGGACTTTTGTGCACTGAAGGCCGGCGCGAAGTGCTCGAATTTACCGGTCCTCGCGTGCGCCGATTCGAGTCGAGATGTCGATGTCTTCTTCGAGCCACGCATCGCCTCTTCGGCTCTGCTTCCCGTCAACAACAGAGTGGTCTCCGGATCCTGTTGCTTCAGATATTCTCCGAACGGGTGGTGTACGAACTTCATCGCGCAAGGGCGATGCAGAATCGACGGCCACTGACCTTCCTTCGCCAGCCAGCACCACCAGTCCAGCGCGGGTTTGACGACGACGGCTTCGGCCTGCAGGAAATTCGCCACGTCCTGGACGTGAGATGAGATTCCTGGGAACTCGACGCCTGGATCGGTGAAGACCAGTAGGAGGTCCCGCCCGTCCCGATGCTTGGCGGCCCAGAGCGCCGCAGCCGTGGAATCTTTGCCGCCGGAGTACTGCACGACCAACGTCCTGGTCCGTGCCAGCACCGGAGCGACGTTCTCGGGTACGTCGAAGAACGAATCGGACGTCGCCCAGCTCTCGACCGATTGCCTACTGTGACCAGCGCCGGCACGGTAGCCGGCCATGTTCACTCGGTCGAATAGCTCCTCGCGGCCCTTCCGCACGCGTTCAAGAATCGACGTGAGCTTTCCGCGTTGCGTCTTCGCCAGCGCGGCTATTGGATCGAACGTGCTGAGGACGAGTAGCTCTTCCTCATCGGACAGGTCGACGTAGACCACCGGGATGGAGCTCTCCTTGCGTGAGAGAGCGAGCTCGACTCGTAGGTGCCCGTCGACGGTGCGTCCCGTGCGGCGATTGACCACGACGCGCTGAACCCACCCGACTTCCGCGAGGACTTGCTCGAGCGCCGCTTGCTGCCCCGGCGGGTGGGCGCGCCAGTTGTCCGGGTGGGCCGTGAGCGTCGAGGGGTCGACGTCGGCCTCCCCCACGATCCTGGTGCGCCAGGCCTCGGCAGGGGGCCGCGCACCTGTTCGCTCGTCTGGCCGGTCCGTGTCCTCGTGGCCCGGACGCGGACGCTTGCGCTTGTTTTTCGGCGTGTTAGTCATGGCGCGGTCGTAAGTGCGCGTGAAGACTTGGGATTATGGCTAGGCCTCCGAGCCCACCCGCCGTACTCGTCTCCCGGTGTCTCTGCGGGGTACCTTGCCGGTATCACGGCCGGACGTCGGTCATGGGTCACAGCCTGCTGGTGGCCCACGGCGTCGTGCGCCGGCTGCTGGCACGAGGCGTCCGCGTCGTGCCAGTCTGCCCCGAGGTAGATGGGGGCCTGCCTGTGCCTCGCCCTGCCTCCCGAGTCGTCGGTGACCGGGTCGTCGCTGCAGACGGCCGGGACGTCACGGAGCCCTTCCTGCGCGGCTCACGGCTGGCTCTGTACGCTGCCCGTCGCCATGGGTGCCAGAGAGCTTATTTGGTTCGCGGCTCGCCGGCGTGCGACCGCGACACCGGGGTAGCGGGGCGGCTGCTCACTGCGGCCGGAATCCGTATCACCCGCGTCTGAGCACCCGGGCCGCCCTCACCTTGGCTGGAAGCAGCTGCTTGGCGAGAATCTCCTTGGCGAGGGCCTTTCCCTGCTCCAGAGATGAGCCCGCTTTCGCTAGTCCATAGAGCTGGGCGGCCAAGGTGGTGGGGACGTCCGTGACCAGCTTCCGAAACAGGGCATCGATCATCCCAAAAATGTGGACCTGGACCAGTTCCCTGGCGACCAGACGGCCCTCTGACTCGTCATTCTTGATGTAGAGATCCCGGGCCCTCTGCTGCTTTTGGTAGGCGTCGAGCCAAACCACGTAGTTTCGGTTGGAACCGTATCTCTCCGAGATTTCCTTCGCCGTGAGGTCCTGAATGGCCGCGCAAAACCCGAACTCGTCGAGTTTTGGAGCCGGCGCCTCTGGTCGTCCCTCGGTCGGCGCATAGCGCGACTTTCGTCCAGCTTTCCTTTTCGTCGTCGGTCGCGCCACCGACTTCGCTGCAGACCCTCCGACCTTCCCTGTCCCTCGGTCTGAGCGCGGGCCTCGCTTCAGATCTGCCTTCGCGATGTAGGCCTGCACCAGCGGGTGCGTCGCATCTATCAGGTCATCCTGACAAGCGGCGGACAGGTGAGTCTTGCAGACTCGGGTGATCGCGCCATTTGACACACCGGCCAGTCGGGCTAGGTCTGCCCTGGAGATCAACTTCATCGGAAGTTTGGGGAGTTCCGCAGCAAATCAATTCAGGTCGGGTGGTCGGATGTTGCGCGAGGCCGGCGGGCCTGACTCAAACC